TCGGTCGTCGCATCCAAGAATCGCGGATCGGTGGGCGGCAGGTTGTACCGACGGCGAAACGCCATCTGGTACGTACCGGCAATTTCACGGGCCTGTTTTTTGCACCGCTGGTGTGCGCTCTTTACGAAACGACAACTCCATGTCGCGCAGCGACGTAAATACCCGGGCCGTCTTATCTTCCCAAGTGTCATCCGTGAGCGGATCGACGGTGGCTAAATCGAACTCCGGCGGCGCGGCGACCAGCAGCACGAAGAGGGTTGCGACCGCCCAAGCTCCCATATCGACGGGGATGCCGTCGATGCTGTAATTGCCATTCGAGAGGCGGTTGTATTCGGAGCGGATGAGGAACACGTCGCGCATGCTGCGCCGTCCGAACGTGAAGCGACCGATGCCATCAACGTCCACGTGAATATCCGTGCCGCTCGCTGCCCGCATTGTCGTTCCCCTTTTACGAGCCGGCGGTGCCGCTCACGTCCAGACAGTTGAACACCGCCGTCTGCATGACGATGGCGTGCTTCGTCACTTCAAAATCGCCGCTCGCATACGAGCAGCCGCGGTACTTGCGGATCAGCGCATTCGTGTCCTTGTCGAAGTTTTCGATATCGAACACCGTCCCTAAGAGCACCGCATTTGCGTTTTCCGGCACCAGCCCTTTTGCCAACAGCGCGCCCTTGTTCAGCACCATCAGATTGACGTTGATCGTGTGCCGCGCCATGGAGGGCACGTATTCGACCACGTGAATGTCGCCAATGCCGGAGGCCGGCTCAAGGCCGTAGTCATCGTTCATGCGCAACGATTGCAAGAGGCCCACTTGCTTGCCGTCCAAGGTGACGATGATTCGGTTGCCCGAGCGTGTTTGCAGATTGGTCGAGGCCATGGTCTATTCCTTAAGCGCTGAGTGAGCCGCTAAACGGCACGGCGTAGATGGTGATGAGGACGTAGTTGACCGGGATGACGGGGCTTGCCTGGAAGCTGACCGACAGCACATCGCCCGCAAGCGATGCGATGATGTTCTGATACGGTGGATTGTCCGCATTGCCGACGATGCACCCGGGTCCGGTCGGCGGTGCAATCGCGAGTTGTCGCAACGTCGAGTCGGTGATGCTCACCGCGCGCGCCAGAATGATCGGGCTGCCGGGCTGGCCACGCAGCACGTCCAAGGCCGCACGGACGCTGCGCGCAACGTAGTCCACCGCAGCGCCGGTCGAGAGTTCCACGCGATTGAAATTGGTATTGGAGAGCCACGTGCTGACCGACTTGACCACTTTGTAGCCGGTCGCCGTCTGCTGTATCGGCATCACGCCCGCCACAATCAAGGGATCGGTTGCCGTCGGCACTTGCAACACGCGCTCAATCCCGCGCATCGTCAAACTCTTGTTCGTCATCGCCGCGCCTGGCGGCGATCCGGCGAAGCCCCCGCCCACCATGGCCGCGGTGATATACGGCGGATACAGGGTCCAATTGCCGTTCAAGTCGTAATCGTAGAAGCCCAAGTGCACCAGGCCGGTACGATCGGAATTAAGGCCAAGCGCCTCCGTGATGGCCGCCGCGTCGCTGGATCCCAGCGCCATCCCGACAATGCCGCGCCGCTCCGACTGTCCGATCGTCGACATGAATTGGCAGTGCGCATCGTTCATTGCGTGCACCGAGGCGCTCGCGCTGGCCGGCACGACCCATTGTGTATCGACGGTTTGCAGCACCGTGTAGGCGTCGCTGTAGTTTGAGTTCATGACGGTCCCGTCCGAACCGCCCGTCAGGTAGGTGGTACCGATCACGGCCGGCGGCAGCCCTGCATTGGTCGCCCGTGTCGCCGTCAGATAGGTCTCGCCCGCGGAGTTGATCCAGTCGATCACCGCCTGCAACACCGCCAGCGCGTTGTAGGGCGTGGTGATGACACTCACGGCCGTCACGTAGTCAAACGCATTGGCCGAAGCGAGTGCGCCATTGCCGCCCTGCACCGAGGCGGCGAAGCCGGGGACGGCGTTGATCGCGGCGACTACCGCGGCGATCGTCGCGTAGGTTGCGAACGGGATGGTGGCAACCAGGGTGCCCGTGGGCGCGAACAGGGTCAGTTGACTGCCGTTGATCGTCATCGTGGCAGTGGCCTGCCCGCCCGTGTACTGCACTTGCAACAGCGTGCGGGTGAGGTTGTCTTGGGTGAAGTAGTTGTTGCCGAGGCCGACGGTTACTTTGAGGCCCGCCACACTGGCGCCGGCCACCTTGACGTTGATGCCCGCGGTGTATTGGCCGGAATCGGTGGAGGCGAGATTGATGCTCGCTGCTACCGTACTGTCATTGAGCACCAGCACTGATGCCGTCGCGGGGTTGACCCGAATCGCCGTCACACTCGCCGGTCCGCCCGTCTGATTGCTCGGATTAAACGCCTTCATGACCGCGGTCAGGAGGTCGCCGCCGATCAGGACGCGCTGTGCATCCAAGGGGCTGCCGAATACCAAAGGGACATTCGGCTTGCCGCCCAAGGACGGACCCAAGATGGCAATGGAGTTCGCTTGCGAGAGCGCCTGATTTGCCATCGCGGAGTCATTGACGGCCGATGCAGTGGTCGGCGTGACGTACAGGCGACCGTTGAAAAATACGCTCATGGTGTTTCCTTAAGCCGGGGCAGAGCAGAACGCCTCAAAGCGCTCTTGGAAGGTGTCGAAGGTGTCGAGGGAGTGCTGTGCCGCCTGTTCCGCGTTGTGAAAGGCGCCGATCAGTTCGACCCGCTTGTCCGTCGCCGACAGTTGCATGCAAAAATCCTCGATCGTGATCGTCGGCGGCCCGGGCGGGGCCGGATCCGTCGAACGTCGCAAAGCGGGGTTGTTGCCGTTCGCGGGCGCGCTGGCCGGCGGTGTACGATCGCCCGCGGCGGGGCTCGGCGTGGTCGGTGGTGTGCTGCTCATCTAATGTCTCCCCAGCGAAACGGTTTCGGAAAAGGCGGCGTGTACGGCGTTGACCGCAACCGTCACATCAGTAATCGGTGCCACTTGGCCGCCGACGGCGAGCGGCGAGAGGCAGGAGAAGGTGCCCACGGTGAAATACACCGGGGCGCCGTAGGTACCGGAAAGCTCGTCCTCGTCGGTTTGCGAGAACACGACTTCCCGCAGGCCCGCGGTAGCGAATACCTGGTTGTTCGCGATCATCACGGCGCGTAAGGACTTGCGAAGCGCGATGCGGGCGTCTGGATTCAAGGTCCAGCCGGTCACACTGATTTGGGTGCGGGCAAAATAGCCTTCGTTTTGCGTCCAAAGGCCGGTCATCGGATCCGTGTAGTCATCAGCGACCTCTTCGCCCAGCCCATACTCGGCCGGCGCCTCATTGGTCAGGTGCACGACCACGACGGGGAATTGCACTTGCTCGAAAATCGGCGGGGCGGTGAGTACCGCAATGAGGCCGTTTGCGTTCTCGCCGGGCGTCAGGTGCGCGAGCGCAATTTCGTTCGCGAGGCCGGCGTCCACACGGTCCCGTAGCAGGGTGAGCGCATCGGTGCTCTGGTCGACGTAGCTCGAAGCGGGAACGCCAGGCGTGCCGGCGGCGTCCGAGGTCCACGCCGCGCCGTTCCAGTAGGAGGCCGCATAGTAGTAGGTGGTCCCGTTCGAGAGCCCGGTCACGTCATAGATGACGGGCTCGTTTGAGTTCGTCACCAGCGTCGAGGCGGTATCGGTCGGGCCGGTAAAAACGTTCGTGGTGTTGCGAAATAGCTTCCAGAATGTCGCCCCAACGGGCGGCGCCAGTTGCACGCGGAGCGCGTTGCCGACGGGGATAGGGGAAACAGCAGCGACCATGCCCGCTAGCTTGCTGTCACGACATGCGGACGTGACGCTAGACTGGTGCGGTGCAATTCAGCATTCAAATCGACTTGGGGCCGGTGTTCCAGGGCGTCCAACGCATCGTCAATGAGACCCTGCTACCGCAATTGCACGCCGCGGTGCTCGAAATGGCCGTCCAGGCGCGCGCGGACTGGGTGACGGCGGTCCAGCACGCCAAGCTCTGGCAGGGCGAGCGCGATAACTACGCCGCCAGCATTCAGGTTGAGCAGACCGGCCCGTTCGCCGCCCGGGTGTGGTCGGAGTACAAGTACGCCGAAGATATCGAGACGGGGCGCCCCGCGTACGATCAGAAGGTGATGCTGCGCACCAGCACCAAAACCCGCATGGGGAAGAAGGGGCTGTATCTCATCATTCCGTTTGAGCACAGCATGAAAAGCATGCCGGCGGCGGTGTACAGGTCTGCGAAGGCCCTCGCGCCCTCGATAGTCACCGGCAAGGGCACCCGGGTCTCCGCTAGCGGGCACACCGTCGCCCAGCGATCCTACCTGTGGGGCGGACGATTAAAAGCCGGCAGCGTGCCGCAGATGCGGCGTGAGCACGCCGGCATGGTGCGCTTCAACGTGTCCACCCCGGGTGCGCCGCGATCGAGTTATCTGACCTTTCGGGTCATGTCGGAACACTCCACCGGCTGGATCATCCCGCCGCAGCCCGGCCAGCACATCGTCGAGAAGGTGGTCGAGGCCCTTCGCCCGAAAGCGGAAGCCGCGTTCCAGGCGGCGATGGTCGGGTCAGCCTAGCGGCCGAACAGGTCAAAGCGACGGGCAATAATTCGCTTCGGCAGCCGCAGGCCCATGTGCTCGTTGCGGTTCGTGGGGTAGTCCATGAACACGAAGAACTCTTGGGTTTGCGTGCCGGAGACGGAATAGGTGGTCCCAGCCGGCGGGCCGTCATTGTTCGGCCAGGTGAGCACGCCCGCGGTGAGGGTCGGGATCCCGCCATCGACGATCGCGGTCAGCCCCGGATTCAACCAGAACACCCGGTCGATGGAG